TGCATCACTTTTATCCTATCTTCTAGCATCAAATACCATAGTTAATATTTTATCTAAAAAAGCTATGAAAATGGCTAATAAATATGATTGGGGTAAGGGTGAGGAAGCAGCTAGGAATATTTATAAGTTTACTCATGAATTAGAAGAAAAATTTAAATCTCCTATTAAGTTTATAGTTTCTAAATTTACTAAAGACCCTAAAAGAGTAAAACTTGTAACTAACTCTTTATTTATACTATTTCTAGGTTATTTAGCTTTCCACGCAGGGGGGAGTGCTCTTAAATATTTAAAACAAGCAAAACTATCAGCTGGAGGAATAGCTGGTTTAAAAGCAGCTTTGAAAGGTAAAGATATTGCAGCAACAGCACAAGATATAATTAATGATTTAGCATAAAAACGAATTTATAGCCTGATTCATAGCCAGGCGCCTTTTAGGGTCAGAATTATGCAGCTGTGGCGCATCCTTTTTGGATAGCGCCACTTTTTTTCGTATATTTAAAAAAAAGAATTAATGGATAAAAAAATAGTAATTGTAGGAGCCGGAGTTGCAGGTGTAAATGCAGCTACAAAATTAGTAGATAATGGTTATCCTGGAAGTAATATTACTATAATTGATATGGGTAAATCACCTTATGAAAGAAAACCTGAGGAAGTAATGACAGGATTTTTAGGAGCAGGTGGTTGGAGTGATGGTAAACTTACTTACCATACTTCCATTGGAGGACATATGTCAAAATATTGTGGTGAGGAAAAAGCAATGGAATTATTTGACCAAGTAATTACTAACTTCAAACGATTCCACCCTAACCCAGAAGAAGTACAATGTTCAGATCCACAGGCAGAACCTGATTTTATTAAACCATATTTTGGTTTACGATTATTCCCAGTATGGCACGTTGGTACAGATTATCTACATGAAATTGGAAAAAATTGGTATGATTATTTAGTATCTAAAGGTGTTAATTTCGAATGGGAAACTAAAGTTGTATCAATTGATTTTAAAGAACAATTTTTTGAGGCACTTGATGTTTATCAACTTGACCAACCTTATGCTAATACACGAGTTGGTAAATACGATCGTTTAATATTTGGTGTAGGTAAATCAGGTATTGATTTTGGTAAACAATTAGCAGAAGATTATTCCTTTCCTACTGAATCTAAACCTGTACAAATAGGAGTACGTTTTGAGGCCCCACAAAAACATTTTCAAAAATTAATTGATATTTCATATGACTTTAAATTATATAGAAAATTTGAAGATAAAGGAGTATCATTACGTTCATTCTGCACTAACAATAATGCTGCTTTTGTTGCTGTAGAAGAAACATATGGGGATCATTCATATAATGGACATGCTAAAAAAGATGAAGCATATCGTAATGATATGACTAATTTTGGTATTTTAATGGAAATCCGAGGTATAGATAATCCTTTTGAATGGTCAAGAGAATTAGTAGAAAAAGTTCAAGCTCACGGAACAGGATTATATTATAGCCCGTCTCGTAAACCATCAACAACTTCAGAAGGTGATAATGTAAGTGCACACCAAATAGATTGGATGGGATTACAAGTAGTAGCTGAACATTTTCAAGGTTATTTTGAATACATTTCAGATTTTATTGATGATATGAAAAAAGTATTTCCAACACTTGAAGATGATTGGGGTATTTATATTCCTGAAGTAAAATATCTATCACCAGAACCTAAAGTAGATTATAGCAATTTAACATTAGATCAATTCGAAAATGTACATTTTGCTGGAGATGCCCTATCTGCAAGGGGTATTACAGTTTCAGGAGCACAAGGTATTTATATAGCAGAATCATTATTAAATTAAAATTATGTCAGACAAAAAATTTGAGTACAAAACCATTACATCTAACGGTCAAAGGATGTATTTAGCTAAAGGACCTAAAGATAAAGCTTTTAAGTTTCATAGATATGATGGTCCTGCTATTGAACCTATTGAAAGACGTGGAGGAGCAAGAAAAGCTTATTATCTTTATGGTATAGAATATGGGTTTGAGGAATATCAAGAGTTAATGAGGGAAAGAAAAGGTGTTCCTTTCCATAAAACAGCTTTAGGTAAACAATCTGGTGCAAGAACATAAATTATAGTATGAAAATTGGATTATGTGGTACAATGTCTGTAGGTAAAACTACATTAGTTAAGGCATTAGAATATGAAGTTGAATTTATTGACTATAAATTTACTACTGAACGATCTAAATACTTAAGAGATTTAGGTATTCCATTAAATACTGATTCTACAGTAAAGGGTCAATCTATATTTTTAGCGGAGAGAGCTAGTGAGTTATTAAATGAAAATATCATTACAGACAGAACTATTATTGATGTAATGGCATTTGCTAAATGTGCGGATTCAATTAGTGAAGATGATGCTAAGAAATTTTGTGATTTTGCTTCTACTATGTTAGGGGATTATGATCATATTTTTTATGTTTCTACTGAAGGTACTATTATAGAGGATAATGGTGTTAGGACTATAGATGAAGAGTATAGAGAAAAAATAGATAATACTATTAGAGAATTATTATTTGAATATAGGGATCAAATAAAAGATTTTACTACTATCAGTGGCACTACAGAACAACGTTTAAAACAAATAAATGAGGTATTATTTCCTTAATATTTATAAATAAACTTCACCATGGGACTTAATAAACCTAAACTAAAGGAAATTATAAAAAAAGAGATAGTAGAAATTCTTACTGAGGCCGATCCCGAAGATATTAAGGCTCAACAGGATTTAAATAAAGAATTAGAAACTACTAAAAGTTTAGCTGATGAAGTGGGAGATGCTTTAAGTGAACAAGATGATGAACCCACTGCTTCTGATTTAAAAAGTGATTCTGTGGCTTCATTAGCTAGAGAATTAGGTAAAATTACCCGTGAAATGAAAACAGTAGTAAATCAGTGGAAAAAATCAGAAGGTGAAGAAAAAGAAGATTTACTTAAAAGATTAAAAGAGCTAACCGCTATGAAGAAAGAGGTTGAGGCTCTCCTCTAATTATGTCACAGGATCTAAAAAAAATAATTCGTCAGGAATACATTAAATGTGCAACTGATCCTGTACATTTTATGAAAAAATACTGTTTTATTCAACACCCCCAAAGAGGTAAAATATTATTTACTTTATACCCTTTTCAAGAAAAAGTATTGCAATTGTTTAAGGACAATCCTTATTCATTAATACTTAAATCTAGACAGTTAGGTATTTCTACTTTAACTGCTGGATATTCTCTTTGGTTAATGTTATTCCATGAGGGGAAAAATGTATTATGTGTAGCTACTAAGCAAGAAACAGCCAAAAATCTAGTAACTAAGGTTAAATTTATGTATGATAATTTACCTTCCTGGTTACAAATTTCAACTGAAGAAAACAATAAATTAACATTAAGATTAACTAACGGCTCCCAGATAAAAGCAACTTCAGCTGCTTCAGATGCTGGTAGATCAGAAGCTGTATCTATGTTAGTAGTTGATGAAGCAGCATTTATTGAAGGTATAGATAACATATGGGCCTCAGCTCAACAAACATTATCAACTGGAGGGGGTGCTATCGTACTTTCCACACCTAATGGAACTGGTAATTGGTTCCATAAAATGTGGACTAAAGCCGAAGCTAAAGAAAATGAATTTTTGCCTATTAGACTACCTTGGATGGTTCATCCCGAAAGAGACCAATCATGGAGAGATAGACAGGATGATTTATTAGGTGACCCTCGTATTGCAGCTCAAGAATGTGATTGTGACTTTAATACATCAGGTGATGTTGTATTTTATAATGAATGGATTGAATTCATAAAAGAAACTACAATTAAGGATCCTGTTGAGAGAAGAGGTGTCGATCAAAATTTATGGATATGGGAATCCGCAGATTACGCCAGGGAATATCTAATTACTGCTGATATTGCCAGGGGTGATGGAAAAGATTTTTCTACCGCACATATAATAGATATTGAAACAAATACCCAAGTAGCAGAATTTAAGGGTCAATTGCCTCCTAAAGAATTTGGTTATTTCTTAGTTGGTTTAGCTGCTGAATATAATAATGCAATGTTATGTCCTGAGAATGCTAATATAGGATGGGCTACTATTGATGCTATACGAGAAAGAGGATACAGAAATTTATATCATTCCCCTAAATCTGATAAACTGACTGCAGAATCATATCTTCAGACCTATGAAGGTAACTCTGAAATGGTTCCTGGTTTTACTATGTCAATGAGGACTAGACCTTTAAT